TGAGACATTGCGGATGGCAGCGTATGTTTCCACAAACGCATTGGACGTCGTACCGTCGACGGCTTTGCGGTCCGTATCTTTCTTGTCGCTACGGAACCAGCCGCCCTTCTGCGTCCACTTGGCGTACTCCTCGCCTGTGAATCCGGAGCCAGATAGCGTCCCCGTGATGCCCGTTTCCCCGTACTTCTTGTCGCCCATGCCGAAGGCGCGGTTTGCCAGGCCGCCGATCACGCCACCGATGGCGCCACCAATGGCCGCGCCGATAGGGCCACCCATGAAGGCGCCCGCGACGGCGCCAATGCCGGTGCCACCGACCACCGTGGCATTGCTGCCGTACTGGCCAGAGATCAGTTTTCCGCCCAGCACGCCAGCAGCGATGCCGGCGGCAGCCGTGACCGCAGCACCAGCGAAGGCGCCAGAAGTCAGGGCTGTGCCCGTGCCGGCCATGCCCGCCGAGCCATAGGCTGCGGACGCCGCAGCAGCCTGTGCTCCAGTCATCCCCATGCCGGCGCCGAAAGCGGATACGGCGGAAGAGCCGAATAGATTGCCCAGGGTGGCGATACTGCCGCCGATGCCAGCAGCTACGCCGGAAAAGCCCTGAGTGGCGATGGTGTAGGCCGTTTTGGCGCTCTGTGCCAGGCTGGCGATACCGCCAATACCTCCGCCGGCCGCGCCACCACTCAAGCCCAGACCATCGGCTGAGGCCAGGCCAGCAGCACCCGTGCCTGCTACAGACGCACCAATGTTGAGAATCCACTTCTTGATGGTCATCTGATACAGCATGTCGAGCAGACCGTTTTTCAACGTGTCGCGAAGGCGATCTAATGACGACTTGCCGCTGTCGAAAATCGATACGAAGGTGTCATGTGCCGTCTGGTCGATCGACTCCCACATCTTGGTTTGTTCCGCAAGATTGTCTTCGGCCACTTTTTTTTGCGCGGTCAAAGCTTCCAATCCACCCAGCGCGGTGGCATTCTGCTTGCGCAGATCGATCTCCCGCGCCAGCTGTGCGACATATGCCTCGCTCATGTCGAGCTCACCCCGGCGTGCCAGCCGGTCCTCCAGCCGAGCAATCGTCACCAGTTCAATCGCTTCTTTCGTCAGGCCGAAGTGTGCCACCGCATCCTCGTTGCCCTTGACCTCGGCGGCCAGGCTGACATAGGCCGCGTTCTGCTCGTCCGTCAGCGTCTGGATGGCCTCGCGCACTTTCTTCGCAGATGCAGCCGATTTGTCCATGGCGTCAGCCTCGGCCATCAGCGTGCGCACATGAGCCAGATGACCGACGCTCAATTTCGTCTTGCCACTAGCCAGTTCGCTATTGAGCTTGATGGTGGCTTTTTCGGCCTCGGTCAGTTCGCGTCCAGCAGCTAACTCCGCTTTCCCCGCTGCGATACGTTCAGCCAAAGTCGTCAACAGGCCTCGATATGCCTCCTGTTCTTTCTTTGCTGCAGCGGCTGCCACGTCGGCCAATTTCTTGGCGCCAGCTTGCTGCTCGGAGTACTTGACGAAAGCATCAGCGCGCGCGGCATTTTCTTCTGCAATCTTGCTGTCGATGCCGAACGGGTCGGGGAACTCAACTCCCAGCAGTGCCTCTTTCGTTTCATTGCCTGCATTGATCACCCGTTCGGACCATTCATCGATGGCCTTGCGCGACGCCTCGGCGTCGGCCTTCATGATATCGCCCAGGCCTCCTTCGCCGAATGCGATCTTGAAATCACGCGCCGCGCCCTTGAAATCGAGGCGCAGCAGATTGCCTGCTGCGCCAGCCGCCACCACAATCTGCGCGGCAATGCCGCCAATCTCATTACCAATCGTTTTCAGCACATACAAAACATTGCCACCAAAGACCACGATGGCTTTGAACGTTTCGGTAAGTGGTTTGAAAGAGGAATCGGCAGCATCGGCAGCTTTCGACGAATTCAACGCCTCGTCAGTGAGGATTTTGAGCACAGGCAGCAAGTCCACAGCGATCTTGACACCGACACCTTGGGCAACGGCGCCCAATTCGTCGAGCGCGTCATTGAACGCCGCCGCGTCTGCAGAATTTTGAGTGGTGATACCCGACAGTTCCTGGCCACGCGCGACCAAGTCGCTAATGCCTGAGGAACCCTCGTTCAGCAAAACCGCAGCCTCCTGCCATGACTTACCCAACGCCTCGGCACCGAACGCGGCACGTGCCTGCGGGTCTTGAATGGATTTGAAGATATCGGCATACTGCTTGAAAGCCTCCAGCGGCTCTTGTGCTGTGATGCCCAGCTTGGCATATCGTTCCGACTCCTTGCCCATGTTCAGGCCCAGCTTCGAGATAGCAGCTGCAGCTGACTCCAACTCGGTACCGGACAGCTTCGCTCCGTAGCTGAGACCCGCCAAGTCCTCCACGCTGATAGCCGTCCTGGTACTCAAGTCAGTCAGGCTATCGACGGTGTCGATCGTGCTCTTGATGAAGGACCCCAATGCGATGACCGACAAGCCTGCGGCAAGCCCCGCAAACATCGACATGGCCGATTTCACCTTCGCACTGATGTTATCCATCGCGCTGCCGACACTGCGGCGGGCCGCGTCCATGTCAGCCTGCAAGCGGGCGATATCGGCACGTAGCCGGATTTCCATGTCAGAGATGATCATCGATTGCCCATAAAAAAAACCACCCGAAGGTGGTTGCGCTAAAATAAAAAAGCCCTGAAATCAGGGCTGTATGAAGATCTATTTTTTGGCGAACATGCGCCCTATTTTCCTGCCGAATTGCTCCGCTGCCGGCGAACCTTTATATGCTGGCGGGGCCTGATAACCAGAATCTGCTGCCAACTTGGCACCAACAGGCGTATCAAGCGGAATCATGCTTTGTCCGCCGCAAGCCGCGCAGACCTCATGACGCCTAGACAAGCGCCAGAACGAATAAATCAGGCCCGGCACAATGAAACAGCACCAAAGAACCAGCTCAATAAAAATGGAACCAGGTGTGTTGTTTTTCACCTGTCCGACGGTGCCGCATTCCTTGCATATCTGCATACGCCCTCCTGATTCTAAAACGGCAATACTACAGCACCACACCTATCCCAGGAACTGATCCAACTTTCTGCTAATCTCTTTTTGCGAGAATTTGATGAATTGCAGTGACATGCCGTAAGGGGCTGGACAATCGATTTTCGTTGCGGCGTGCGATTCGCCGAAGTATTCAACCGAAAGGCGGCGCAACAACTGCGCCTCGAAAGGCGATAGGAGGATGCCGACTGTCCGCTGCCACGCCTCAATTTCGGAGAAGGTCAGTGGACCACTACCCATCCCGCTAGGCATCGTCGGCCCTACCTCGAACAGATAGTCTAGGACATAACCACCCCATTGAATCGGGGGCATTTGAACATCGGCACCCTTTTTCTTGAACGAGTCCCGGCGCGACACCGCCGGCGGCAGCTTTGCAGATGGTTTGCCGGGCGCCCCATCAGGCGCCTCCGGTACAGCGTTTAGCCAGGCAGCTTGACGGACGAAGATGGCGAGCTCGTCTCCGAGCTCTTTTTGAAGTTTCCCCGGTCACCGTTGAATTTATCGGCGTCGTCAGTGATGTGGCCCAGCTCCAGGTCGGAGTAGGTTTTCATGAACAACTGGTGGCCCGTCAAGTCGCCATTGCCGAAGTTGTTAAACGAAACGGTGATCGCCGACAGAAAGGTGGCGCGCTCCTGCAGCTTGTCGTCGGCCGACTGTTTGGCCTCGGACTTGCCCTGCATACGACCGAAGACGCGCGTGTTATTACGCTCCTCGGCCGCATGCTTGGCAGCCTGGTGTTGCTTCGTGCCGGGGCTGTGGAACGTGATGCTCAGCGCATTACCCTGTTCGTCGAACTGGGCTTCGCCAGTCGCGTCACGTACGGCCATGGTGCCGGTTGCGGCGATGGCGAGTTTTTTGATATTGAATGTCATGGGAATTACCTTTCATGAAAAATAGAAGCGCCGCCCGTACAGGCGAGGCAAAGCAAGCGGCGATGGGAGAACCTTGCAGCCGTATCAGACCGGCGTTAAGCCGGCGAAGGCACGCGGATAGTGTCGCTTTGGCGAAGCAGCGAAAAGCCGAACAACACGGCATCGTCAATACCGGAGGCGGTTTCGGTCGGCGACATCGCCTGGGCGGTGAAGCAGCGCTCGGAAAGATCCTGACGCACCACCTTGTACGAATTGATCGAGTGATTGCTCGCGCTCGCATAGGTACGGATCATTTTTTGACCTGGGTCGTCCTCGATCAGGGCCGTCTGGAATTCCGCAGTAGAACGCGTGCCTGCGCCTTTTTTTACCAGCTTGAGGGCGCGGCCGATATCATCGACCGTGGCCGTACCCGAGCTCTCGCCGACCACGTCACCCATCGAACTCACGGCGCCAACCAGCACCCAAGTCAATGTGGCAAACGCTGCAGCTGTATTTGCAGTTGGCCGGCCGGCAGCGACATACAGCTCGCTGCCGGAATTGGTTTGGAAATCTGGATCAAAATCATCAGCCATATCTGTACCTTCAAAAAAAATGCCCACCGGCGTGTGCGGGTGGGCGGGTTGTGAATAAAGAATTGAATCAGGTCGGTTCGATATACGACA